ATGTTCGCCTGAGCACCGTTAGACTGAGGGGCAACATGGCCGACGCCAAGAGCAACCCCATCATGCCGAACGCCATCCCGGGCACGGGCCTCCCGCCCGCCCGCCGGCCGCGCAAGGCACCGCCCGCCCCCGCGCAGCGCGGACCCACCACCCCGCTTGCCATCCCGGTCGAGGTGCAGCGCTCCTACTTCCGCACCGCCAGCCTGATGCTGCGGAACTCGAGCCTCGCCTACAGGATCGACCCCAACTACCAGGCCATGATGCGGGCCGACGCGGACATCGAGGGCGTCCTGCGCTCCCTCCTCGTCACGCTCGCCGGCCTTGAGTGGGCCATCGTCCCCGACGACGAGGAGAACCCCCGCCTCGTCGCCCTCGCCGAGCGCCTCACCGAGATCGTCCGCGACATCCCCCGCCGCAGCGACCTCTTCCGCCACCTGCACGAGGCCGTCTGGTACGGCGTCAGCGCCGCCAACATCGTCTACGACCGCGACCCCGTCCTCGGCGTGCGCGTCAAGGAGTGGGTGCCGTTCGCCGCCGACACCCTCGCCTTCGACCAGTACGGCAACCTCGCCATGCGCGTGGGCAGCGCGTACATCAACGAGCCCTCCGTCACCGACCTTGGCTTCGACAGCCTCGTCCACCTCTTTGACGACAACGAGCGCCGCGCCGTCATCCTGCACCGGGTCTTCACCGCGGCCCCGAACTTCATCGACCCCAACACCAGCGAGGCCGTCTACCGCGGCGTCGGCGCACGCGACGTCTGCTGGTACATCTGGCTCCTCAAGCAGGAGATCCTCCAGAACGCCGCCGCCTACGCCGAGCGCTATGCGCTGGGCATCCGCGTGGGCTACTACCCCTCGGGCAACGACGCGGCCAAGAACGAGATGCTCACGGTCCTGCAGAACCTGGTGAACGACAATTCGGTCGTCCTCCCCCGCACCGGGCCGAACGAGAGCTTCTACGACATCGACATCAAGGACGCCAACGCCGGCCGCGCCCAGATCTTCATGGACCTCGTCAACTGGTGCAGCGGCAAGCTCAAGGAGGCGATCCTGGGGCAGTCGCTCTCGAGCGAGGCCGGGTCAACGGGCCTGGGCTCCGGGGTCGCCGACCTCCACGCAGACACCCTCTCGCGGGTCATCCGCTACCACGCGGACGCCATGAGCGAGTCGTTCACGACCGACTTCCTGCGCGTCGTGGCAGGCATCCTCGGCGCGAGCGAGTCCGAGGCCCGGTCGATCAAGTTCCGCTTCGCGCCCGAGCGCCCGAACGTGAAGGAGCGCCTCGAGGCCGTGCAGGCCTTCACCCAGATGGGCGGCCGCGTCAGCGAGCGCGAGGTGCGCGACCTCCTCGGCCTCTCCGAGCCCCAGGACGGCGAGGCCGTCCTCGGCGGCGGTCAGGCGGGTGGCAGCGGGGCCAACCCCCTCGCGGCCCTCTTGGGGCAAGGGAACGAGCCTGACGAGGGCGAGGAACCCGCCCCCGAAGCACCCAAGGTCGTGGCCCTCCGCAAGCGCAAGCGATGAAGCGACCCGCGCTCGACAAGCACCTGCGCCGCGTCCTGCGCGAGGCGCAGCAGTCGTACCGCCAAGCCCTCGCCGCCCAGGTGCGCGGGCAGGACGACCCCGCCCTCTGGGACGCCTTCTCCGAGGCCACCAGCGCCCTCCTGCTCGCCTCCTGGCTCGCCGGGGCGCGGCAGACCGTCACCAAGGCCCGCATCCCCGACAAGGCCGTCGAGGGGATGCTCGAGGACGGGGACGCCGTCACCTTCGCCGCCCTGCCCGATTTGAAGCTCGACGGCTTCGGCGGGGAGGCCATGAAGCCCATCGCGGACTGGTTCCGCCGCCGCGTCCCCATCAGCCGCAAGGACTGGGAGGTGCTCGTCGAGGCCGCCCGCCGCAGCGCCCGCGAGGTTGGGGACCACGAGCGGCAGAACGCCCTGATCGACCTCCGCAAGCGCAGCCCCTTGCTGGACGGCCTGTTGCGCGGCGTCCTGTCGCGCCCGAACGCCACGGGCGGCATCTCGGCCGTGAAGCGGATCGTAAGCGATACGTTTTTCGTGACAGCCCTCAACCCCGGCCAGACGGCCAAGGTGCAGGAGCTGATCGCCCGGGTGATCGAGGAGCGCCCCGGCAAGAGCGTGGTGGGCAAGGAGATCAAGGCGATGAACCTGGGGGACTTCGTCACCACGGCGCAGGTGCGCCTGGGGGTCGAGCTCTCAAGCGGGCGCCTGGAGACCGTGCTCAGGACAAACACCAACCGGGCGGCTACGGAGGGTGCGGCCGAAGTGCTGCGCGACGAGCGCGTGCAGGCGTTCGTGCCGCTGGTCGAGTACAGCGCTACGCGGGACAACCGCACGCGGCCGGCGCACCGGGCGCTTGACGGCTACGTGGGGACGATGGCAGACTTCGACCGCATGGGGATCACCCCGCCCTGCGGCTTCAACTGCCGCTGCGCGCTGATCCCGGTGTCGGCCTCGGACGCGATGGACAACGGCTGGACGCTCCCGAACGGGACGCTCGACTACCAGGCGATCAGGGCGCACAACGGCGCGCGGCAGGGCGTGATCGACCGCCGCGAGATCCCCGATCCCGGCTTCGTGAATGCGTAGACCACAAGGAGGAACGCTACGATGGGCGGCATGAGCACCCGGAACGAGATCAAGGCGCGGCTGGGCATCCTCGCAATCCCGAATGCGACATTGGGCGGCAGCAAGCGCCGATTCGCGGCCGCAGCAACCCCACAGCAGGTCAAGGCCATGCTCGTGAAGGCATTCAACCTAGATGGCGATTTCGTCGAACGTCTATGGGATGTGCGCCACAAGACGGACCTTGCGCGCACCTTCGATCTTGATGCTTACGACGATGCATGGAAGGTCAAGCAAGCCATTGAGCGTCTGCTGAACACCTGGCGCGCGCCCCTCGAGCAGGCCAACGCGTTGTATGGCCGAGATCAGATGGATCAGGCTTTGGCGATGGTGACGGGCGTGATCAGCAAGGCCAGTGCCGTGTCGGCGAAGTTGGGACAAATGGAGCGCGACATCGATCAGATTTTGGCGAAGGCAAAGCAGGGCCACGAGCAGAGAAAGCGTGGTCGGGCATGAGCACCGCACCTCGCCACCGCAAGAAGATCCGCGCCGGCATCATGGACCGCCTTGGGGCCGCCTACGGCGCCCTGACCGCGTCCCCGGTCGACCCGACCTCGCCGCAGTACAAGCAGGCGCTCGCCGCCGCCCGCAAGCAGGCGCAGGACGCGGTCGCCAACTACAAGTTCATGCGCGACAAGGCCAAGGCGCGCCAGGACGCGATGGACAGGTACGTGACGGCGGCGATCAAGACGATCAACGCCAGCACGAACGTGCGCGACGTGGAGCACTTCACGGAGCAGGTGCAGATCGCGGTGCGGGCGCTCGTGACGATGCAGTCGTCCGTGAAGACGCCGTTTGCCCGCCCCGGCGCGAAGGCGAAGATGGCCGTGGCCGCCGACAAGCGACAGATCGGCCTCTGGATGGATCAGGTGCAGAAGAACCTCACCCGCGCCGTCAACGAGGCGCGGTCGCTGCCGTCCGGCAGCAACGAGAAGTACGCCTACCGCCACCTCGTGCCGGCCCTCAAGACAATCATGCGTGGCCTGTACTCCGGCGATCACCGCATGGTCCGAAACGGCCTCTATGACCTGAAGACGCAGGCGATGGCCGACATGGGCGACGACTGGCGCAACTGGGTTCCCCGCGAGGTGGACGAATGGGTCGCCGGCGGCGGGCAGATGAAGTCCGCTCGCCTCGGTGCAGCCGTGTCCTTCGACCTGTGGACGCAGATCCAGCGAGACCTGATCGAGAAGAAGGCGCCGCCGCCGAGCGCTCGTGCATGGTCTTCGGTCATTGCCAAGCAGGTCGCCCTTGCGCGCGAGCTCGCGGCCGGCAGCTCGGCCTCGGGCACGCATCGCGGTCAGTACCGTCAGCAGGCCGAGTCGCTGTCCCTGCTGAGGACGGCGGTGCAGCGTGGGGACAAGAAGTACGCTCGCGGCATCATCAAGAACCTGCCGACCGAAATCACCAAGGATCTGCCGGCCGACCTGATTGCCTGGGCGCAGTCAAAGGGCACGGCCTCCCGCCCCGGCGCGAAGTCCACCCACGCTGCCGCCGACAAGCCCGGGCGCAAGGTCATGGCCGAGTCCGACCCCGCCGTCAGCGCCAAGATCCGCAAGCTCATGGCCGAGGGCAAGCCCCAGAAGCAGGCCGTCGCAATCGCGCTCGACATGAAGCGCCGAGGAGAAATCTGACATGGCACAGGCATTCATCTCGACCGGACAGCCCAACCTCCGACAGATGTCCGTGGACTCCGTCGCGGCGTCCTTCACCAACCGCGTCCCTACCGACGTCAAGCCGACTTCCGGCGTGGTGCTCGACATGGACCTCACCCAGGGCTACGCAAGCCCCAGCCTCATCCGCATCACGCCCTACGGCAGGCGCAGCGACAACAACACCTGGACGACCAGCGGGGCCACGACAAGCGTCCGCCTCATCGGCTGGCAGAAGTTCGACGACCGCAACAACTCGGGCGACATCTGGTGGATGCCGACGATCCTCGCGCAGTACAGCCTGCTGTTCGCCTCGGGCGCCACGCTGTATTCGTTCGGCACCCCGGGCGACATCGGGTTCTTCGGCGGCGGCACCAACCCATCTGCACCCGTGTTCCCGCCGGTCAACGTCTACACCCCGGGCGGCACTGCGGCGGGCAGCATCACCACCCCGGCGTCGTGGCTGGTCGACCTGGCGGGCGCGCAGCTCGTCACGGCCGACTTCATCGCCCCGGCACCGGGCGGCGGCCTGACCATCACGATGGGCCTCTTCTGGTACGCCATCTGACGTGCAGCGCGCCGCGCGAATGTCCCGTCCCGGCCTGACCGGATCGAGCCGGCAGTCGCTCCTGCTCGGGCGCGCCGGGGGCATCGTCCTCGAGGCCGTGCCCGACACGACCACGAGCACCAGCCTGCGCTGGACGGACGGCGACCTCAAGGAGGACGGGTTCAAGATCGAGCGGTCGACGGACGGGGTGACCTTCACCCAGATCACGACCGTGGGATCGGGCGTCTTCCAGTACAACGACACCGGGCTCACCGAGAGCACCGAGTACTACTACCGCGTCCGCGAGTACCTCGGCAGCGACGACGGCCCGTACAGCAACGTGGCCGCGACCTGGACGGTGCCAAGCACCCCCACCAGCCTGACCGCCACGGCCACGTCCTCGAGCCAGATCGACCTCGCCTGGACGGACGTGTCGACGGGCAACACGGGCTACGTCATCGAGCGCCGTTCCCCTGCCGGGAGCGGCACCTACGTCCAGGTCGGCACGGCGGGCGCCACGGCGACGAGCTACAGCGACACCCTGCTGACGGCCGCGACGCAGTACGAATACCGCGTGGCGGCGAGCAACCCCGCCGGCCTGAGCGCCTACAGCAATGCGGCCAACGCGACCACGCAGTCGGCCACCATCCCCAACGCCCCGACCGGGGTAAGCGCGAGCGCCAGCACCACGGCGGTCGCGGTCACGATCACCTGGACGGACGCTTCGGGCGACGAGGATGGCTTCTACGTCTACCGCAACACGTCGAACACCACGACGGGCGCGACGCTCCTGAACGCCCCGCTCGCGGGCATCCAGACCTACACGGACAACGCGACGAACAACCCGTCCGCGCCCCCGGCCATCGGCACGACGTACTACTACTGGGTCAGCGCCCACAACGGCGCGGGCGAAAGCGCCAAGACGGCCGCCAGCCAGAACGCGACGGGCGGGGTCACGACCCTCAACGTCCCGGCCGCGCCGACATCGCTCACCGCGACCGCCACGAGCACGACGCAGATCGACCTGGCGTGGACGGACAACGCCACGAACGAAACCGGGTACACGGTCGAGCGCCGCAGCCCCGCCGGCAGCGGCTCGTACTCGACCGTCACCACCCTGTCGGCTGGCGCAAACTCGTACAGCAACACGGGCCTGACCGAGAGCACGCAGTACGAGTACCGCGTCTATGCGACCAATGCGGCAGGCAACAGCGCCAACAGCAACGCGGCAAGCAAGTTCACGATCCCCGCGACCCCCACGGGCCTGACGGCGACGGCGGTCAGCAGCTCGCAGATCGACCTGGCGTGGACGGACGTGTCGACCGGGAACACGGGCCAGCGCATCGAACGGCGCAGCCCGAGCGGCAGCGGGTCGTACTCGACCCTGACGACCGTCAGCGCAACGGCCACGACGTACAGCGACACGGGGCTGACGGCGTCGACCTCGTATGAGTACCGCATCGTGGCGACGAACGCGGACTACGACTCGTCGCCGTCGACGGCTGCGAACGCGACCACGCAGAGCGGGGCGCTCACGCCCGCATGGAGCATCGACTGGTCTACGGGCACCCCATCGGGCTACACGCTGACCCGCGCCAGCAGCGGCACCTACGTGGACTCCTCGGGGTACATCGCGTCTGCGGCGATCGACGTCGCCCGCCTCACGCACGACAAAAACGGCAACCGGCTCGGGCTGTTGGTGGAGGAGAGCAGGACGAACCTTGTCCAGCGCAGCGAGACGTTCGACAATGCGTATTGGATTGAAGAGCAACTGGCGACAATCACCGCCGGATCAAGCACCGCACCCGACAACACCTCGACCGCCGACACGTTCACGGAATCCGCTTCCACGTCAACAATTCACAGCGTGCGGTCTACGGCGATAACCGCAACAGCCAGCAGCACATTCACGGTGTCTGCGTTCGTCAAGGACGCCGCATCCAATGGTCGCGGCTATGCGGCGGTCGGTGTGACGTTTGCTGGTGGTACGGCTCATGCGTACTCCGTGGCCGTGAATCTCAGCACCGGAGCGTTCGAGGCAGACTTCACCCAAGGCTCGCCCAGCGGCTCGTACAAGATCGAGGATTACGGAAACGGGTGGTATCGGGTGTCCGTCACCGGAACGGGATCGGCGGGCAGCACGACCATGAGAATCCGAATCGGGATGTGGGCATCCGGCGCGACCAACAGCAGCGGGTTCCCGGCGTACACGGTCACGGCGGGCAACGAGAAGAGCATCCTCGCCTGGGGTGCGCAGGTCGAGGAAGCCGCGACATCCACGTCTTACATCGCCACCACCACCGGGTCCGTCACCCGCAGCGCCGACCTCGCGCACGTCCTTGACTCGTCCATCACGTCGTGGGGCGACCCCGGTGCCCTCGTCATCCACTTCTACCCGCCGGGTCAGGCCGGGACGCTGCTGTCCACCGACGATGCGTCTGCGGAGCAACTCGGCCTTCAGGCCAGCAGCACGACCGCGGCGCGGGCGTTCTGGTCGAACGGGCAGACCTCGACGGGCACAATCGCCGCGGGGGTGAACAAGGCCGTCCACTACTGGAATGGAACGTCATCGTCGTTCTGCATCAATGGCGGGTCCGTAGACACCCAGACAAACAATGTCACGACCTTCGGAAACATCGACTTCGTGACCTTTGGCGCGGAGGCAACCGACAGCAGCGGCAGCCCCGGCACGTTCTCGCAGTGGCCGAATCTGGTCATCCGCAAGATCGAGTTCTACGCCGGGACGCTCACATCGGGCAACCTCCAGACGATCACCACATGACCCCCTTCCACGACTACTGGCTCAAGGGCGAGGACGAGGCCCACGTCCATCAGGCGATGGCCGAGGCGGGCATCCCCCTGCTGCCGACCGAAGCCTCGTCCTTCGACCCCATCGGCACGATCTGGGTGCCGGGACCGGACGTGGACGAGGAAGGCAACCCCGTCCCCGTGCCGCTCCCCGGCTGGCACGCCAACCTGCGCCTGCGCGACAAGATGACCTTCCTGCAGCGTTCGGCCCTGGAAAGCATCCTCATCCCACAGCCCCAGCACCCCGTCCGGGTCTGGGCAGGAGCAGACGAATGACCCCCACATCCCATCCCATCGTCGAGGCCGGCGACAAGGTCGTCATCAAGGGCGTCGAGCTCTTCATGGCCTTCGACCCCGCCATCGACGACGCCAAGGCCGACCCCGAGCTCAAGCGCTTCGACAACGAGCGCCTCCGCAAGATCGTCGGCGCCACGGGCAAGCACATGAGCCGGGGCTCCTTCCCCAGGATCGTGGTCATGCACGAGAAGGACGGCAAGGAGCCCAAGTCGGCGGTCGGCAGAATCCCGGCCCTGAAATACGAGGAACGGGATGGGGTCGGGTACATTGTGGGCGACATGGAGGTGGGAAGGGACATCTTCGACCGCTTGATCGCCACCAACGCCTTCCCCAGGCGTTCGGCTGAGATCTGGTCCGAATCCAACCACCTGAGCGAGGTGGCGCTGCTGGGCCGCGAGACCCCACGGCGCCCGCTTCCCGACACGCACTTTGAGCGTGCCGGCCTGAAGATCACCTTCTCGAAGTCCAACCACGACCTCGCCGGGGTCGGGGGCGGGCTGAACACCTTCGTCCCGGCAGCAATCAAGGAGGAGGCTTCCATGCCTTCAGACCGAGACTACGGAGCCGAGCTCGATGCCATGAAGTGCGCCATCGACGACCTGGCCGCCACGATGAAGAAGAAGTTCGGCGAGGACAGCGACGAGGACAAGGCCGAGATGGCCGGCGAAGGCATGGACTTCCAGGCCGACGAGGAGGAGGCCGAGGAGGGTGGCGAAGGCGTCCACATCGACATCGGCAGCCACGACGACGAGAGCGCCGAGATGGGCATGGACGAGGAGGAGGAAGTGATTGCCTCCCGTTCCACCTACGCCCTGCGCTCGGAGAACGCCCGCCTGAAGGCCCGCATGAGCCGCCTCGAGGCCGAGGTCAAGCGCGAGCGCTTCTCGCGTGAGATCGAGATCATGGAGCAGGAGGGCTACCGCATCCCCGAGGGCCAGCGTCCCGCGCTCCTGGCGCAGCTCGCCTCGGCCAAGGACCCGGTCGCCCTGCTGGAGTCGTGGCGCGAGCTGTTCTCGCGCGACCCCATCGGCGCCAAGATCGACATGAGCCGCGCGTCCATGCCCAAGGCGATGGCCGTGGGCGACGTCGGCGACCTCGTCAAGCAGTTCGCAGGCAAGCCGGATGAGTTTGCCAAGGCGATCAACTCCCGCATCAACAAGCGCTGAGGCGCAAGGAAACAGACACCCATGCTCAACTTCTCCCCCAACCTCGTCGCGGGCGGGACCATCAACCCGTACCGCATCGTCAAGATGGACACGACCGCCTTCACGGGCGTGGCCGCCACCGCCGCCGCCGACTACGTCGTGGGCGTCACGGACGGCTCCACCCGCCGCTTCGACGCGACGGCCAACGCCTCGTCGGGCGACCCGATCAGCCTCCAGCCCTCGAACGTGGTTCAGATCGAGGCAGGCGGCAACATCACCGCAGGCCTGGGCCTGATCCCGTCGACCGCAGGCGTGGCGATCACGGCTGCCGGCTCGGGCAACGTGCCCATGTTCGTCGCCCTGGAGGCTGCCGCCAGCGGGCAGATCTTCTGGGCCTACCGTCTCCCCGCCACCAAGGCGCTCTGATCCAAACGGACCTTAAGGAGGTCACACAATGGCTTACGTCGCAGTCGGTGGCGGGCTCAACACCTACGTCCCGTCCACCAACGCCCTCGCAACGGGCGCTCTTCAGGTCGAGTTCACCCGTGCGGTGAACACGTTCCCCATCACCAAGTACGCGCAGATCGTCCCGGTCAACCAGATGACCGGGTACTACCTGCGCCTGGATTCGGACGACAACGTCCGCATCACGGACATCAACGCCTTCCAGTGGCCGCTGGGGAACGACCGTCCGGTCGGCTCCACGAACCAGCACGACTTCGTGCAGTTCGCCTGCCAGCGCTTCGCGTATCCGTTCTACATCCCGAACGAGACCGTGAAGCAGGCCGCCTGGGACATCGTCGCGCAGCACGCCCGCGCCAAGGCGCAGCTGGCCATGACGGGCCGCTGCATCCGCACCGCGACCGCGCTGACGACCTCGGCGACGTTCAACGCCGTGGGCAACTACGCGGCGACCGGAACGGCCAGCCCCGGCGGCGGCGTCTGGACGACCTCGCCGACCAACATCATCCAGAAGGCGATCCAGGGCATCCTGCAGCGCATCTCGCTCACCACGGGCGGTGCGGTGCGGGCCGAGTACGACGTGATGATGGTCATCTCCCCGACCGTCGCCAACCTGCTTTCGCAGACCACGGAGGTTCGTGACTACGTCAAGAACTACCCTGCGGCCATGCCCTTCCTGCAGGGCTCGGACACGTTCGCCATGTACGGCCTCCCGCCGAACCTCTTCGGCGTGCAGGTGGTCGTGGACGACAGCGTGCGCGTCACGACCCGCAAGGGCGCGTCGAGCACGACCCGGCAGTACATCTACGGCAACTCGGCCGTCTTCGTGAGCCGCCCCGGCGGACTGATCGGCGTCGAGGGCTCGACGAGCTTCTCGACCGTGCAGATCATGGCCTTCGAGGACATGACCGTCGAGAACTGGGACGACCCGAAGGACCGCCGCATCGAGGGCCGCGTGATCGACAACAGCACGACCGAAGTGGTCGCGCCCGTGTCGGGCTACCTCGTCGCCGACGTCACCGCCTGATCGGTTTCGGAGTGGAAGGGAAAGGGGGGAGGGCGCTTCGGCTCCCTCCCCCCCTTTCGTGAACGGAGGCACGCATGGCATTCGCCACCTACGCCGACCTTGAGAAGGAACTGGACGCCCGGATCATCGCCGAGCTCTGCTCGGACAACGGGGAGGACTCCGCGCCCCCCAACCCCATCACGACGATGGCGCTCGAGCGCGCCACCGCGATGATCAAGAGCTACGCCCGGGTGGGGAACATCTACACCGACCTCGACCTGACGACGCTGGCCGCCGCGAGCGACTGGCTCCTCGTCGGGCTGACCTGCGACCTGGCGACCGAGGTGCTGTTCCAGCGCCGGGGCATGGTCGTGCCGCCGGCCGTGGAGGAGCGCCGCAAGCGGGCCTACGAGATGCTCGAGCACCTGCGGGACGGGCGGCAGATCTTCGGCGCCATCGCCAAGGCGGCCGACGCTGGCCTGCCCGAGGTGCGGGCGACCCCCCTGCAGACGCTTGCCTACTACAACCAGGTGAGCTCGAGCAACTTCTTCCCGTCGCGCAAGCCCAACACGATGCCAGGAGGCTGACGTGGCCTTCGGCTTCGGCGGCAGCAGCTGGCAGAAGCGCGTGGCGGCGGCGCTAGGCGACCCGCGCATCCTGCAGGGCATCTCCCAGGCCGTGGCGGCGGCGGCGAAGCGCCACATCGCCAAGAGCGAGGGCCGAGGCCCGGGCGGCTCTGCGACCGCCCTGAAGCCCCTGAAGAGCCTAGACACCGAGTTTTGGACGAAGACCAAGCCCAAGCAGGGGCCGATCCTGGGCACGCGCAAGCGCGTTGAGATGCGGCAGAAGAAGGCCAAGGACGGCCGGGTCACCATCAAGCCCACGGAGGTGACCGAATACCTCGTCAAGGGGCAGTCCTACCGCGACGGCGGGCAGCCGCTGCGGGACACAGGGAACCTCGTACGCAACCTTGGGGCCAGGACGGCCCGCATCGGCGCGACCCGGCTCGAGATCACCCTGACCGGGCCGAAGTACGCGATCTACCAGGAGCTCGGCTTTGAGACCTCCGGGCCGAACTACGTCCCGCTGACGCGCAAGGGCGTGCGCCAGCACGCGACCGGGCAGAACCCCGAGAAGGAGGGGCTGGTGCGCGGCAAGGACTTCCTCATGGCATGGGGCGGCGTCAAGGTGCCCGCGCGTCCGTTCCTCGTCCCCACGGACAAGGAATGGGCGGGCATCGGCCGCACGATTAGACTAGCGCTGAGCAAGGTGCTCAAAGGAAGGACGAACTGATGCCTACGGCGATCTTCGTAAGCGGACCGACCAGGATTGAGTGGAACGACGGCATGGGTTGGGCAGAGCTCGGCGAGTGCGACAACGACAATCTCCCCCAGGTCACATGGAACGACTACCAGCACGAGGTGCGGACGTCATCGAGCGGCGGCACGCCCGAGGAGATCGTCCTGCAGAACACGGACGCGACGATGTCGTTTACGCTGGTCAAGTGGGACGCCACGGAGCTCGCGCAGCTTGAGGCGCGCCAGCGCGGGGCTTCCGGACAGACCACGGTGGGCCGCATCTTGGTCGCCGATGGCGGCACGTTCGCCATCCGCATCTGGCCCAAGACGGCCGGAAAGACGGTCTACACGTTCGGGCGCTGCTACCTGCCTCCGAACGGCGTGGCGCACTCCAACTTCGGCAACGTCGAGCGCAGGCTCGGCATGACGGTCAAGGCCGTTCCAGACACGACCAACGTCCTCTACACCACGGGAACCAGCACGTGATCGACCTGAACGAGAACGACGACCCCCTGCTCTTCCGCGCCCAGGTGCCTGCCGGCAGCCTCATCGTGCAGTGGAACGAGATGCTCGCGGTCCTTGCCAAGCCTGCCGCCGGCGAGCCGGGAGTCCAGGACGTGGCGGCGGCCATCCGCAAGGTGTCGCGGACGCCCGAGGTGGCCACGCAATCAACCGACGAGGTGCTCTTTGCGGTATTCGCCCGCATGGGCAAGGCGGTGGAAGCCGCGGGAAACTGACCAGGGGGGCCGCCCTCTTCCTTGCGACGTACGGCCGTCCCCCGAGCGACTTTGACCAGGAGACTGCTATGGGCCTCATGGCGAACATCCCGATGGTCGAGGCCCGCAGGGCGCTGTCGTTCGCGCAGGGCATCGCCGTGGCGTTCGGGTCGCCCGAGGCGGCCGAGGGCGTCGTGCGGCAGGCCACGGGCAGCGACGAGCTCGCCTGGAGCATCCGCATGGGCCTGCAGCACCAGATGCACGGGAGGGGCCGCTGATGGCCGTGCAGGCGAATGCCGACGTGTGGAACGCGCTCGTCGCGGACCTGAAGGAGTGGATGGACGAGGCTGGCTACGGCATCGCCGTCTACCTCCGCGAGGCGCCCGGGCAGGACGTGACGGCGCAGTACGCGATCCAGGTGATCCCGGGCGGCGACACGGCGCGGCACCCCATCAGCGGCGTCGGCCTGCTTGAGTCGCAGGTGCAGCTCGTCGTCTGGTGGCGCAACCTATACGACCCCGTCCACAAGGCGACCCTGCGGATCGCAGGTGAGCGTGGCATCGAGCAGTTCATCGACGGCCTGCGGACCCGCATGATCCAGAACACGCTCGGCGGGCGCCTGACGATCCCGTTCACGTGGCGGTCGGGCGGCAACGTCGAGCAGGTGGATGACCTCGTGGGCTGGATGCGCGGAACGGAGACCTTCGTCTGCGCGTTCGAGATCGAATGGAGCGTGCAGTGATGGAAGACCTCGGACGCATCGTCATCGACGTGAACGCGACTGGCGACGGGGCCGCTGGCGGCGGGCAGGGCTCACGCATGATGGACCGCGTGGGTGGCGCGCTAACGGTGGCCGGGGGAAGCGCGATGCAAGCGGGGGCGATGGCGCTGGCGCAGTCCGGCGGCATCGGCGGCGCCATTGCTGGCGCGCTGGGCGCGGCCGGTCCGGGCGGCGTTGCTGTCGCCGCAGCCCTTGGCGGGATGGTGGTGGGCAGCGTTGCGGTCAAGAAGTCCTTCGACGTCTTGAACGATGCCGCGAAGCGCTTGACGGACTCCCTGCGAGACTACAGCCCTGCGGTGATGATCGCCGACGCGATGAACGACATCCGGATGATGCAGGAAAAGTTTCAGGCGGCTGCCACGTATGGCCCGCAGCTGGCGCAGCGACAGATGGCGGAGGGACGCATCGACCGGGCGTTGTTCCAGCTGTCGGCGGCGCTTGGAGGCATCAGTGCGGCGGTGGTGACGCCCATCCTTGAGATGACGGCGTCCATATTGGAGGCAATCGTCAAGCGCTTGGTGCCCGCCATCATGGAGGCCATCCGGACGGTCCTGAACGTGGCCATCCAGATCGCCGTGGCAATCCGAGACTATTTCCCGAACAACGAGAAGATCTTCTGGGCGACCGTGGCGGTGCAGGCAACGCTCGGCGCAATGGTCATCAGCCTCGACAAGATGGCGGCGGCCCAGCAGAAGCAGGCAAACGACACCAACGAGCCTTTCCTGGCCGACCTGCGCCTGATGGGAACCCCGATATGACGGCCAAGCCAGGAGCCCCGGTTGCGGCGACCGCTCGGCCGAAGCCGGCGCAGATTGCAATGCCGTTGCAGGCATCGGCCGTGGCGCTTGCCAAGATCGCCGCTGCGCAGCAAGCCATCGTGCAGGGCAATGCACCGTTCCTGGCAGACCTGAGGCTGATGGGAGCCAAGCCATGACCACGCCGACCGGAAACGCCTTTCTGTCGTTCGACTACGAGGGCCGGAACTACGACCTTGGGTTCGTGAACATTCAGCAGTACGACCAGCGTCCTGAGTACGCGCAGGACGGGTACACGCTCAATCGATACGCGCTGACGGTGAGCGGCACGGCGCTGATCGCAGACGGCGTGACGACGTTCACCGAGCTGGCCGAGAAGTTCCGGGATGGAACGGGGCGCGTGGACAGCGTGGACCTTCGCATTGTGTCTGGTGGCTCGGAAAGCGTCGTGGCGATTACAAGCCCGGACGCCATGCGCGGGCCTTTTCTGCACCTGACCGCCACGGACGTTGTCGGCCGGCGGGCATTGCTGATTACGTTCACGCTGATGGCGTCGCTCAACAAGGCAAGCCCATTCGGGGACGTGACACCCGACAACGACTTCCCGGTCATCTCACACTGCTGGACGCAGTCGTTCTCGCTCGACGCGACGGGACTGGTGACCCGCACGGTGCGCGGCACCCTGACGGTCGACCTGGGATCGATTGGCGTCAATACTTCCCCCGTGATGGACAACCAGGCAATACTGGTCAACGACACCGTGCCGTGGGCCGACTTGTTCCGGCGGGCCGTGCTCCCGACCGTAGATGGCACGAGCATCTGGCGCCGCAGCAGCCAGACCTTCGCCATCAACGAGAGCGGCAACCAGCTCACGTACGAGTTCCAGGACGAGCAGGCGCGGACCAACCTTCCGGACGGCGCGTATCAGGGCAACTGCGAGTTCAGCTACGAGCGAATCCGCAACAACATCGCCTACGCGAATTTGCGCTTCTCCTGCGACTTGACGGGGGAGGTCAACGGAGATGCCCGCGCACTGCTTTGGGCGGCCGTGGAGCTTGCCACGACGCGCATCCCCTTTGACAAGGCGATCATCGACCGCCTGAGCGTGCAGGAAAAGGAGATGATGACCAAGGCGTCGATCCGCCTGGAAGTCGATGCCCGGGCGCCCGCCACCTCGACAGAAAACCCGACCGCAAACCAAGTGGGCGTGCCATTGGCTCGTCTGGTCGGAATTGCGTTCACCGTCACCCGCACCTGCTCGTTCACGGTCGGCGCATACGGGGGCGCGACGAACGGCGTTCACGGCATCCCGCACTGGAGCCAGAACAGGCTGTCCGCCAAGCCCGAGGGAATTCAGGACGTCCGGGTGGCGGCCATTGTTGCCGTCGTGGAGGATGTGTGCCCGTTGGGGACGCCTGCCACGGTGCTGCTTGTTCCCGACACCGACCTCGCCTCCGCAAACAGCCTGATTGTGCAGGGGCCGTTCGGCAACGAGCAGATCGCGTCGTTCAACTCAAGCGGCGAGACTACGACGGTCGAGAAGGCGTTCACGGTCACGGACGTCGACACCGACACGGGGATGCACCGCCTGCCGACGATGTACACGCAGGGGGCCGACTTCGTCTTCCAGGCGAAGAAGCCCACGGTGATGCTGACCGAGGTCACGACCGTGCGGCGCACGAACCTCCCGCCCAACCGCGTCTTCCGCCCGATCCCGGCGGGCTTCGTGGTCGTGAAGGACGAGTGGCGCGTCAACCACGGCGAGGTCGACTCGGCGGGGCAGCGGTCGTTCACGGGCATCTACACGCGCAAGCTGATGGCCTTTGACGGCGGCGGCTCGACCTCCAACGGCTTCTCGACGGTGAGCAGCCGCCGGCAGTGGTGGGTGCCCGGAGCGAACCCGAGCGTGGCCGCCCCGCTCACCCTGGGATACAACCTCGACAACCAGGTGCAGACGAACAGTGTCCTTGCCTTCGGATCGTCCGCGCAGACCTACGCGCTGGGCACGGCCCAGAACTACGCATGACGCTCGTGCAGGCATATCTCACGGCCGGCGCGACGGTCATCCCCTGCCTGCCGCCCGGGCCGCAAGAGCGCGAGCACGCAAGGCGGCTGGGGATCGACGAGAACGACCTGTTCAGCGTGGACGTGCCCTGCGGCATGACGCGCTGGACGCGGGCGTCGGTGCTGATTGCCTCTACGCAGGTGTCGGCCCTGTACGCCTCGAGCCCGGTGCGCCTGGATGTGAACGACGGCAGCGGCGGGACGCTTGCCATCCGCAACCTGTACGCCCGCCCGCCGCAGCCGTTCCTTTGGCGCCAGCCCGGGGGGCTGGTGCTCGTCGAGCTCGTGGACGAGCGCTGGTGGTGGCAGTTCTCGAGCGCGGCCCTGATGGACCAAGTGCTTGCGCCCCTCTGGTCGTCGGACGGCAGGTGGCAGGTGAACGGCACGGGCGCGACGGTCGACATCACGACCTATTCGGACGTCCTGACCGAGGTGGCTGCGGTGGCGGGGACGCTCAACCTGACCGCCCCGACCGGGTTCGTGACGCGCAGCCCGGAGCACATCCGTCGCCTGTCGGACCTGATTGGCAGCCCCAACGCAAGCCTAGCGATGGTCGTGGACGCCGTTGGCGCCGCCAACACGCAGGTGATCGTGCCGGATGGCCTAGGCGGGTTCGTGTTCGTGGACCGCGCCGGCCTGCAGGCCGACTACGACAAGACGATGGACACGTATGCGCGGGCGTTCTCGGGGGGCGGTCAGCCCGTCAACGGGACGGCTGGCGGCGCCGATGCCCTGGTCAACATCTGGAACCAAGCGGGCTTCCAGAACCGGGCGCCGCGGCAGGCCATGAAGATCCTGCCGCAGCGGTCGGTCGAGGGCAAGACGGTCTACGACAACGTCACGGACGCGAACGTCCCGGCCGACCGGGTGCATTACCCCTACGACCAGTCGTTCAACCAGACCGACACGCCGTCATGGACGCGGCAGCCCACCCGCATCGGGCACGGGATGCTCACGGAATCGGCCGTGGTCGTGAACGACGCCTCGGGCGGGACGCTGACGACCTGCCCCGGATGGAACCCGGCCACGCTGCTCGGGCAGGTAGACACGGACTACACAAACCGCTACGAAACGGTGCCCTTCGGGCGCACCTGCTGGGCGGGCTTCATCCCGTGGTTCGTGAGCGCAGCGGACACCATCGGGCAGCTCGGGTGCGTGTCCTACCGCCTGAGCGAGGTGGACGGGGTCATCTCGCCCTTCACGGTCAGCGTGGCGCGCGAGGACGACTGGCGCTTCGGCCTGCAGGGGGTGGGGGAGAACGAGCCCTCGCGCCTGGTGACGGGCAAGGGGATGGCCCACGCCTACCGCAACTGCGTGGGCCTGACGGTCGTGGACGTGCCCCCGCCGATGACGCGGGTCTTCCCGGCGATCATCACGGGATCGGACAGCCTCGGCAATTGGCGCTGGAGCTACGGATTCACCGAGGTTGAGCCGAACCCCGTTGGCGGGTCGACGCTGTCGGTGTCGACCGGGAGCTACGCCAGGACGGGCACGGCCTACAACATGGCCGAGAACGGCAACAACCTCGCGGGCGGCCTGATTGCCCCGGGCGTCGACCAGGCCAACTACCCCAACGCGACGGTGGCGGCGCTGCCGATCAGCACCGACACCATCGTGATGATGTGCGAGCAGTTCCCCACCGCCCACGTGAACGAGTCCTGCACCGCGACGGGACCGCGGTTCTGGTTCTCGATGCCCAACGCCGTCCTCGTAGAATGCATCGAGGAGGGCTGACATGGCAAGCGACTGGAACCCCATCATCGCGCAGGGCGCGGACTTCCGCGCGACCGTCGAGGTCGCGCAGTGGCCCTCGGGCTACCCCGCCCTGAGCACGGCCACGGAGTGGCGGTGGACGCTGTCGCAGGCCGAGACCGCCGCCTTCCTGACGGCGAGCTCCACGGGCGGCAGCCCCATGATCACCCTGAACCTCGCCCAGACCATCGGCACGATCCTGGTGCCGTTTGCGACCACGGCCAACTTCCCGCTCGGGCAGTTCCGGTACGACCTTGACATCGTCTTCAGCCCGACCGTCAAGATCCGGCTGATCAGCCTGGGCTCGGGCGTGGTGAACACCTTCTCGGGGTCAACCTGATGGCAGACGTCGAGATCAATGTTCAGCCGAACTCGGTGACCCTGAACGTGGGCGGCGTGGACAGCATCACGGCCGGCGCGGGCCTGCTCGGGGGGATCATCACCTCAAGCGGCACGGTGGCCGTCGACTTTGCGCCCAACGGGGCCGGCACGGCCACGCAGGTGCCGACCGCGACCGACAGCCGCCTATCCGACTCGCGCACCCCGACGAGCCACGCCTCGACGCACGGGAACGCAGGCAGCGACCCCATCACCATCGCCCAGACGCAGGTGACCGGGCTTGCCACGGCGCTCAACGGCAAGGCGAGCATCCTGACGTCGATCAACGCCGGGACAGGCCTGTCGGGCGGGGGCAACCTGTCCGTGGACCGGACCTTGTCGGTGGCCTTTGGAACGTCAAGCACGACCGCCTGCGTCGGCAACGACGCTCGCCTGTCGGACGCACGGACGCCCACGGCTCACGCGGCAAGCCACGGCTCGGCGGGCAGCGACCCCATCACCATCGCGCAGAGCCAAGTGACGAGCCTTGTCAGCGACCTCGCGGGCAAGGTGCCGACCTCGCGCACGGTCACGGCGAGCACGGGCCTGACGGGTGGCGGCGACCTGAGCGCCAACCGCAGCTTCGCGGTCGACTTCGCCGCCAGCGGCGTGGCAACGGCAGGCAAGGCGTGCGAGGCCACCGACAGCCGCCTGTCAAACTCCCGTGCCCCCACGGGCGCGGCGGGCGGCGACCTGACGGGGAGCACCTACCCCAACCCGACGATCAGCCGATTCGCCACGTACGCCATCAGCACCTCGGCCCCGGTGTCGGGTGAGGGGTGGGTCTACGACGGCACCACGTGGCAGCACGTGCCGCTCACGGACGTCCAGGTCTACACCTCGGCCGGAACGGCCACGTGGACGAAGCCTGCCAACTGCAAGACCGTCCGCGCCATCCTGATCGGCGGCGGCGGCGGGGGCGGAAGCGGCCATGCCCACGCCACCGGAAACCGAGGCGGCGGCGGGGGCGGCGCAGGCGGCGGCATCACTGAGATCACCTACCAAGCGGCAAGCCTGCCGTCGACCCTGACCGTGACGGTCGGCGCCGGGGGCGCAGGCGGGGCTGGCGTGGTCGCCAACAACGACGGCAACCCCGGCGTGGCCGGGACCGCCTCGACGCTGACGGCCACGGGCACGACCTACGCTCGGGCGGCGGGCGGGGCCGGCGGCGCGCAGGGCACGAACTCCGGCGGGGCCGGCGGCGCGGCCGGGACGCTCGGCGATGCGCTGTACGCAGGCGGCGCGGGCGGCGCAGGCAACAACAGCGGAAACGCAGGCGTGGCGGGGGCCGCGACCATCGGCGCCCCGGGCGGTGGCGGCGGCGCCGGGATGTCAAGCGGCGGCACCACCGCCAACGGAGGCAACGGTGGCACGCGAATGTCCATCGGCACGGGCGGCAGCGGCGCC